ATCTTTTCATTAACGTCTTCAGCGAAACGATCACCACGTTTCATGCGTACTTGAGCTTGACTTTTGATGCCAGTTCCGACAACATTATTCCTAACAGCCCTTAAAGCAGCTTTAGCGAAATCACTGTCTCTGACAAGCTGACGAGCAGAATTACGAACAGTTTTAAGACTATTTTTTACCTCACTATCAGCAGACGTTGAAGGTCTAACCCAATCGGAGGTCAAACGGTTATTTTGAGCTGCTGCATAAGCTCTTTTTAAGTTAGAATTACGCTTTTTAGCGTCAAATAACTCTTTTTTAAGGGAATTAACCCATCCAAAGCCGAAAATAGCCATTAAACGAACCTCACTTTTGCAAGACCAGGATTACCAAGACCCTGACGCATTTTTTCTTTCCTTCTTTCCATATTGATCTCGTTTTCCAGCTCTGCTTTTAATTGAAGTAATTCACTCATCTTGTATCGTTTGAGGCTTCTTCCTCCAATCGTATATTCCTGAACCATTCCACCTTCTGACAAGGTGCGAATAGCAGTTTCTACATGTCCGAGATCAATTTCTGCGCGAGATCTATCATCAAAAGCACCAGGAGTGCCGATGTAATAAGCAGAAGCTTTAACAGTGAACTGACCACGACCTGCTGTGTATCTAACTGAACCGTAGGTAGCTAATGCTTGCCATGTCCAAGTGCCAACATCAAATGTTGTAGTTGTAGAAGAAGGAACGGTAACTCTCCATCCTCTTCCTTCATCAGCACCTGTAATGGTTGCGCCTTCATTAGATGTATTGGTTCTTGCGTACCAGTTCAACGCATAATTAGTGTTATCAACTGGATCGCCAATGGGATCAGTAAAAGCAGGGACATCAAAAATGACCGTATCTGCGGGATAGATCAAATCTGGAACAAGAATGGTTGGATTAGTCACCAGTTACTCACGAAAGAAGTTTTAGTTTTTTTAATTTGACGCTGAGGTGGTCTATATGGTGATTCTACTGGTTTATTTTGCATTAAATCATCTTTTCCTGCCTTTTTTAAGGCATTATCACGCCTATTTTCGAGTTGTTTCCATATCGTTCTACGATCATAGATCTGATAAAGACGCTGCAAACTAGCGTATGCGTACACCATTTCGTCTAATGCTTCATTCCTTACACCACTCTTTTTCATCCATACTCGTTCAGCTTGATAACCGTTTTTAACCTTTCGTACTTCTCGTTCTGCTGTTAATTCTTCAAAGTAATCATTTGTAATAGTTGGGTAAAAATGTAAATATCCCATGCCTGGTTCTGCCTCTTTTAGTCTTCGATGAAGATGAGTTTTGATCTTATTAACAGCAACAGAGAACAATAAAACGCTTTTTCTAAGTGTTCTTCCTATGGAATTAGTTTCAATTTTGTTTGGTTTACTAAGAAATAAGTCATTTTTAAGCCTTGCAATACCCTTGATTGCAATCACACCCATATTCATTCGATCTTTTGCGTATTTATAGACTTCATCAGTGAAATGACCACCTGTGTCAATCGCCGTAACTTCAATTTTCATTTCTAATCCATCTTCGTTTTTGTAAGGAGAAGAAATGACCTCATCTAACTGAGCCCAGACATCTGCACGAGACGGAGCACCATAAATTTTGATGCGATCTATTAGAAACATTTCTTCATTACGACCTAAACCCCAAACAGATAAAGAAAGTCGATCATCTTGCGTATCAACACCTGCTAATAAAATTAATGCTTCTCTTGGTGGGACTCCTTGTTTATATGTTGCCTCAGCAGCACGATCCATTAAGGCACTTGCTCCGATCTTTGATTCATATTCGTCTTGCCATACTTCCCCAAGCACTGTGTTGATGTAGGTACGGAGTTGTTCTGGATTATCTTTTGACGCAAGCCATTCTTCCACCAGATTTGCCCAAGTTGCATTAGGGCTGTAACTGTAAGCAGCCCAAATGTGAAAGCCAACGTGTTTAGCTTTGCCCTCCGCAGTCGATCTCCATTCGCCACGTTCTACCATCCATCGTTTTTTACTGTGAGGAATTAAAACGCCGCAGGATTCACACGCATAAGACGCAGTTTTAGGATCATTGTCGATCCATTTCATGTTGTCCCATTTCAGATATTGGAAATGATTACATTCTGGACAAGGGACAAAATATCTCTGCTGATTAGTGTCTTTGAAAAGTCGTTCGATTCTGCTGAAGTCTTCAACAGTGGGAGTGCTACCTGCAACGATTTTCCTATTCCAATAATACTCTGTTCTACGAATACCGAGCTTAATTTGATCTCCTTCAGTACCAGCAGAAGGAGGATAACCATCCGTTTCGTCGAATAGGACCACTCGCCTAGAAACCATTCGGAAGCCTCTGGCTGAGTTCGATCCGACTAACTGAAGCGTCCCTCCAGGGAAGTTTTTCTTTAACAGGGTGTTGTCTCCATCTTTTGCTTTTGGGTTGCTTACTAACCCTTGTAAACAAGGAGTATCCCTAAGCATCGGCGCGATCTCATCCTTACTGTAAGATTGGCAGTCATCCAAAGTAGGTTGACAAAGCATGATGGGACAAGGGTCCTGATGGATGTGATACGCGATCAGATGATTCAAAATCTTTGTATATCCAACACGCGCAGATTTCATTACTGTGACCTGTTCAATTGACGGGTCGGTAATTGCATCCATGATTCCCTTCTGATAAGGGAGCGTCCTCCATCTACCACCTTCAGCAGAAGATTCAGCACTTAGAAAAGCATTACGATCAGCCCACTCACTAAGAGTTAATTTTTCAGGAGGTCGAAAAGCTTCTAAAGCTAAATTTTCAAGATCAGCAATACTCGTCATACTTTCTCCAACTCAGAAGATGCAAGATCTTCTAAAGACTCTCTGACAATATCTTCTAAACAAGTCATGGCACTTGTATCTAAATCAGGTATTCGTTGTTTTGCTTTTGACGGGATGCCTAAGACCTTCGTTCTTGCTAAAGAAATAATCTGCGCCCATGAAGTTTTAACTTCTGCTGCTGAAACTAATACTTTCTCTCGTTCTTCAACATCAATTTCTGCCAACCTTGCCATCATTGCCTCACGCTTACTTCTACTCGTATTGAAATCAGGGATTTCCTCTGTATTGGTCGTTTTACGGTTATCACCTTCTACTTTCGTCAAGTTAGACAGATGAGGAACCATATTCGTCTCCCATAACCTCAAAGCTTCGTCTTTGTTAAGTACATCTTTTCCATTGACATTAACAATTGCTCCGTTTAAAATACCAGCCCTCTTTTTTTGTGAAACCGCAGATCTACTAACGCCTTTCATCTTTGCTAAATCTGCGAATGAGATGAACATTTGAAGGTTTGTTAAGTCGAATTGATTTTATATTAGTAGGCATCGTGAATTTGTTAAGACTTGAGCTTGCTGTGCCTAGAAAATAAGAGAGGTCCGAAATTATC